CGCGGGCGGGGAGGCGGGGCGGGGGCGCCGCCGCGGGGCGGGGAGCTTGCCGGGCAGCTGTTGCAAAAATTGCAACAACCTTGCAGCCGCGAATAACAACGCGCATATTTTGCGCGGATTCAGCGCGAAACGCGCGTATTTAGTAAAAAGTCAGCGTAAATTTCGGCGATTCAGCGCAAATGCTAAATTTTTTGCGCATTTTTGCGCGATTAAATGCGCTTGACGCGATACAAACGACGGTTGTATAATGCAGTTGCGAACAGGGCCGCACATCAATATCCCACAGCGGTGGCTCCGTATTCCGCCTGGCCTTGGCTAAATCCCTCAAACTCCAGCTGTTCAATCAGACCGGAGCGAGAGAAAGACATGGAATTGATATAATTTTTTGCTCTTATTGCAGCCTGTTCGTTCCAGTCGGCGCCACAATGATCTACGGCATAAGTAGAATCTTCCGTGGAATATCCTTCAAACTCAAGCTGACTTTCAAGGCCGTTGTAAGAGAATCCCATACCAGCGCTCAGGTAGTTTTTAGCAGCCCGCAAAGCGTTTCTCTGCCCCATTGTAAGGCTATCATCGGCAGAAATTGACGATTTTACGGACGTGCTGCCCTTTGTTCCGTACGTTGAACTTGTCGTGCTGGAAGAAGGAGTAAGCATAAGAACGAACATGATCAGTGCAACACTAACAGCGACCGCGCATCCGCATCCGTGACTTTTTTTCTTCGTTTCAGGCTTTTCGTCTGATTCGATAGCTGCTGTCACGGAACCCGAAGCAACAGGTGCTCCACATTCAGGGCAGAACTTTACGTTCTCAATTTCAGCTCCGCATTTTGGACATTTCATAAAACGCACCTCACGTATACAAAAATAGGCAGCCAACCAGCTGCCGAAAAACTAAATTATCAAGGAAAATGCCAAAGGAGGAAAATAAAGTGCAAGAAACTAGCACAAGGTTTGCAAATTGTGGTACAATAGAAGAAAAAGAATCGCACGACAAGCTTGTGCGTCTTGCCATCAGTGAGATTCTTTCGTTATCCGAAAACCAACTTCAAGAAGTCATTCGGAGGTTTTATGCTGTATTGTAGGCTGAACATTTTGAAGCGGGACGAGAACGGAAACTGGTACAAGCCCAAAAACCAGCATCGAATCCGTCGCTTTTTTGTTGAGGACATCTTTTACCGCTTTGTCTGGGCGATTGAGTGGTTCTTATTTGAACAGTATTGGTAATACATAATCTGAAATCAAATTCACCAGAACCGGAATCAAAATCAAGGTGACAATACCGCCGGCCACTTTCGTCGGGAGCGAGAACCTGTTTGCTTTTCTATCTCGCAAATACTGCCTGCCGTTTTCTGTGATCCATACCGCAGACTTGCGATAGCTCACCGATGCGGAATCCGCAAGGCCTAGTTCTTCAAGCGTCATAGCGTTCTGGAACAGTTCTTTTGTCCGCTCAACACCATCAGGGTATTTTTCATCAAGCTTTGTCAGCAGTTTGAGTTCTTTTCTATTAAGATGTACGCTCACTCTGGAAGCTCCTTTTTGACCGCCTGAGCAATCCGAACAATTTTCATAATGTTTTCGTCATCCATGCCATCCAGCGCTTCCAGCAGCGCACGGCGGGCTGGTGACAATTTTTCAAGCTCAATGCCATCTAAGGTGTTGGGCTTTTCTTTTTGTTCTTCGCCGGTCAGCTCTGAAACTGAAATCCCGAAGTAATCAGCGATTTTTTGAAGATTTTTCAGCGACATACTTTCCGTACGCCCCATTTTTAATTCTTGGAGTGTACTTCTAGGAAGTCCTGCCTCTCTGCACATAGTCCCGTCTTTTACGCTTTTTGAAACACAGAGTGCGTGTATTCTATCGTACAAAATAGACATAAACCAACGCCTCCATTTGTGCATTCATACAAAGTATGGGATTCCGTACAAAAAACGGTTGATTTGTACGGAATCCAGTGATATAATGCAAACATCGGGTACGGAAACTCGTACAAATATTTAATCTTCACACCATTATATTAGTACATTTTCCCGTACCTGTCAAGATGGTTTTGCAAAGGAGGTACGAATTTTGAAAGAAACTGCATTGTCACCGTTCGGGCTGGAAGTCAAAATTGCAATGCTCAAGCGCGGCATGAAACAGGTCGAGCTGATTGAGCTTGTAAAACAGGACACCGGGCTTTACGTCGATGACAGCTATATGTACAAGATTCTGCACGGCGACAGAAGCGCACCGAGGGTGGCCCAAAGCATTTGCAGAGTTTTGAACATCGAGTTCAAAGATGACGACAACAGAAAGGAAGAGACAGCATGAACAACCTTATCCCTATCAGCTACGACAACCCGGAGCGCCCCACGGTGAGTGGCCGGGAGCTACACGAGTTTTTGCAGGTTGGCGCAGATTACCGGCATTGGTTCCCTCGTATGTGTGAGTACGGCTTTACCGAGGGCGAGGATTTCAACCCGGTCAAAATTGACCGAGTTCAAAATGAGGGCGGGCGCAAGGTCACGCGCACGGTGGACGACCATCAGCTTACCATTCCGATGGCCAAAGAGTTGTGCATGATCCAGCGCAACGAGCGCGGCAAGCAGGCCCGGCAGTATTTCTTGACGGTAGAAGCCCAGTGGAACAGCCCGGAAGCGGTGATGCGCCGTGCAGTGCTCATTGCTGACCGCAAGGTGAAAGAGCTTCAAAGCGTGAACCGCAGCCTGCTGGCCGAGAACAACGACCTGAAGCCGGATGCAGAGTATGCCCGGGCGGTGTGCATCGGAGACAACTGCCGCACGGCAACCAGCATCGCCAAAGATTACGGTATGAGCAGCGAAAAGCTCAACAGCATCCTCCACGGGCTTAAAATCCAGTGGAAGAACAGCGACGGCCAGTGGGTGTTATACGCAAAGTATAGCGGCAAAGGTTACACCAAGAACCGCAAGGGCAAGCCTTTCCAGCACAACAGCGGCAAGATTCAGACACCCAACACTACCGTCTGGACGGAAGCAGGCCAGCGCTTTATCTATGAGCAACTCAAGGCCGTAGGAATGCTGCCCAGCGTGGAGCGCAGGCAGAGCGTGGAGCAGATGGAGCTTGCCGACCGCCAGCACAACCAGGACGGCGTGGCGTAAGGATACAAACTTATTTTGGAGGTTACTATTATGAAAAAACTGCATGTGAAAGCTACGTTTATTGAGCCGGTGCTGGGCACATGGCCCGCAAACCCCAATGTGGCCCGCGAGTTCATCGCCAGCAAGTCGCCGGATGCTGCAACCATCGAGGATGAAGTGGCGGCTCTTGGCCCTGATGCGGTAGCTGACAAGGGCATGACCGTTTTCCCGCGTGACCCGGACGGCAATCCGATCTTTTACGATTACCAGATCAAAGGCATGTTTAAGGATGCTTGCGGTATGCTTTCCCGCATCGGCGGCAAGACCGAGACGGGCAAGAAGAAGGCCGTGAACGAAAGCGGCAAGCTGACTGCTTACAAGAAGGTCATTGACGGCCTGATCTTCATTCAGCCCCGCATGATTCCGATTCTGACAAACGGTGAGATTGCCGAGTGCCAGCGTCCTCTCCGAGCCCAGACCGCACAGGGCGAGCGCGTGAGCCTGGCCAACAGTGAGGAAGTCCCGGCGGGCAGCACCTGCGAGTTTGACGTAATCCTCCTTGACGACAGCCACGAAAAGGTTGTGCGTGAGTGGCTGGATTATGGCATTCTGCGCGGCATCGGCCAGTGGCGCAACAGCGGAAAGGGACGCTTTACCTACACCGCTTATGAGGTGAAGGCCTGAGAGCAAGGGCATGGCATTGACGGCCCTGATTCGCGGAGGAGTCGCAGAGCGACGAGCCGCTTGGCAAAGGCTATGAGGTGAACAGCATCGCAGTGGCAATGCAAGGCGCGGCAAAGGCTATGAGGTGAACTGCTGTGCAGTGGCAATGCACAGAGCATCGCAGCGGCACTGAGAAGCACAGACAGGCAAGGCAGAGTAGAGCGAAGCAAAGGCAAGGCGTTGATTAGTCTGGCAATGGAATGGCGAAGCGAAGAAATGCGAAGGAATGGCAGAGAAAAGCGCTGATGTGATTTGCGAAGGAAAAGCGGTACACCGTAACGATTCGCTGCGGCAAGGTTTTGCTTCGGATGCATTGGCATGGAAGAGAGAAGAAATGCCGAGAGTTGCGCAGCGATGGCATGGCAAAGAGCGGTCAGGCGTTGCGATGGCACAGCAAAGAGAAGACATTTTATTAAAAGGAGAAACGAGCATGAAAAAAGTTATTGTAGGCGTAGTGTCCGTATTGGCAAGCGCTTTGCTGATGGCAGGATGCAATAAGCAGGTTGTTGACCTGACCTATGAATACAGCTGGGCACAGCTGAAAATGCCCGACGGAACGATTGTCGAGGGCGATATCGAAAGCTGGTGCGACTATGAAGGCGACCAGCTTCAGGTTGTGATTGACGGTGTGACCTATCTGGTTCATTCGTCCAACATTGTTATGCGTCATTGATGCAAGGAGGATCTTTATGAAAACCACGATGCGCGATAAGGTTTGCCAGCTGATTGGCAAGTATCAGTATCTCGAAGACTATTACAAAACGAAAGCGGCCATCTACACAAGCTTTATCATCCGGCCTGCAGAGCCTGCGCAGGCGGATATGTGCGGCCAGTTCTTGGCCGATTTGAACAAGCTGCTGGAAGAGGACGAAGCCGCAGCAGCCCAGGATGACCCCCGCAAGACCGCCCCGGCGGGCAAGTGGTGCGCGAACTCAGCGGCACAGGCAGCTGAGAGCACCGCAAAGGAGGCGCGGAACAATGGGTGAAGCACTGGCGATTATCATCGCGTTTGCCGTTCTTCTGGGCATCTCGTGGGGCGTTACCTGTGCCGCCGTGTGGGCCATCTGCGCATTGATGCACTGGACGTTCACTTGGGCCTCCGGAACGGCGGCGTGGATCGCTCTCTGGCTCATTGGCAGCTTTGGCAGCTCTAAGAAGTGAGGCGTTGACCATGCCTGCACAGAAGAAGCACTACAACAAGCGCTGGCTTGAACAGCGCTGGGATGCAAGGCAGCCGGAGCGGTTGGAGCATATCCAGATGAAACGGCAACTGAGAGGAAAAAAGGAGGGGCGCGGCAGTGAAGAAGAGCATGGGAATTGCAGAGTGCTGCCAGATCATGCGTGATAACGACATTTCTGTGAGCGAGCCGATCTTTACCGGTATGATTCAGGCCGGCAGCTTCCCGGCATGGGCGGTGCCGTCCATTGACACCAAGAGCGCTGCTCCGCTGATCTCACGCGCCGGTTTTATGGCGTGGGTGAAGGACTTTTACAAGCTCGAAAAGGTTTACACAAAGGAGGAACCGAGAGAATGAGAAAGAAACCGATGAATTTTCGACTCATCTTAGCGCTGGACGGGCTGGCTTTGCTGGCAATCATCGGCGCGGTGCAGGTGGTGCGCTGGGCCTGCTCTTTGATGGCCGTTGCACTGGCTTGCTGGGGCGGCTGGGACATCGCCGAGGCTGCGCATGCCGCGCCTTGGATTATTATTGCATCCACTGCCGGGCTGACAATGTCGCTTTATGGGATGCATGAGGACAACAAACGGTATAAGCGCAGCGGCTACGGCAAAATCGTCCGCAACCATGCCCGGAACCCGGAGTATCCGCAGGATGAGGAGAAGGGCGCATGAAGCTGGAAGAGTTGATTCGGCAGCAGGCCGAAGAGTACTTGAAAACAGCCACACGGCTTGCAACGGAGTCCGCACTCACGGGAGACATCTGGCTGCGGGTCATCTGCCGGGAAAAATCAGAGGTCTATAGCGCGGCAGCAGATGGGCTGCTCACAGCCCTCCACGATGCGGAGGATGTCGCACATGGCTGATAACATCCACTATATCACATGGTACACCGTGTACAGCGCCAAGACCGGTGAGGTAGTGGCCGCCGGAACGTCCTCCATGTGCGCTGCGAAACTTGGATACAAGACCTCCAACAGCTTTGCGTCTTCCGTTGGACACCGACGCCATGAAAAAAGGCGTCCGTACAAGTACATTTTTGAGCAGGAGCGCATTGATCGTGCGGAGGTTGACTGTCTCCCTCCGCTTCGCCGTTACTGCAAAAAGACGAAAAGGGAACAGGAATATGAACGGTAGATATATGCGAGCCGCGGAGATTCGCTGGCATAATCGTCAGCCGGAGCGGCTGCGGCACATCAACCAGAAGAAGGAGAAGAAAAAGGTGAACACGGTACAGATTTTTGATGCGGATTTGCGTTTTGTCAACGAAATCCCCATGCCGAACACGCTGGCGGGCATCCAGTACGCCGACCAGCTGGCAGCAGAAAAGCCGGGCCGTCTGTACGTCGTTATGGACGAGCACCGGCAGAAGGTTTACCAGAGGTGACATACATGACTTTGGAGCAAAAGGAACGCCGCAAAGCGGTTCTGCGGTATGCAGTCAGCGTCCCCGAATGGAATCTTGCGCTCAAGCATCGGGCGGCAGCAGAGCTTACGAAATGCGCAGTCCTCTTGATGAGTGTAAGCCAGATGATGCTTGCGACCGACGCGGAAGACCGTTTTTATCCGGACAGATTAGATTACGGGATGTCTCCGACGGGATATGCAAAAGCCATTTCGGATGCAGAGTACAGCCTCGGCACAGCCGCTTCAGCACTGGAAGCCGTAGTTGCTTTGGCAGATGAGTCAAACGCCTTCCCGCTTATCAGCTCCACCCAGACCGGCGGCTTAGATGACGCGATGGGCAGCATTGAGGCGGCATACAATTCTGGTCTTGGGTGGCTGGCAGATCTGTGCCGGGTACACGGGATGGATGAGGTGACATACAATCATGGATAAAATGACCATTTACGAGCAGTGCCGGGAAGTCTCCAAAGACGCCCAGAAGCCTATCGCAGCGGGCCGCCTGAAGGGCAAGACCGACATTAACCCCATGTGGCGCATCAAGAAGCTGACTGAGCTTTTTGGCCCGGCTGGTATGGGCTGGAAGTTCGACCCGCCGGTGTTCGAGGAGAAGACCGGAGCAAAGGGCGAAGTTGTCGTGCAGTGCTTTACGAATCTGTACGTCAGGCAGGATGATGGGGAAGCGTGGAGCGCCCCCATCCCCGGAGTGGGCGGCTCTATGCTGATCGCGATGGAATCCGGCGGGCTCCGAACGGATGATGACGCTTACAAAAAGGCGTATACAGATGCCCAGAGCGTGGCCTGCAAGGCGCTTGGGATCGGCGCGAACGTATACTGGAAGGACGACTCCACCAAGTACACCTCGCTTCCGGCTATTCCCGCCCCGGTGTGCGCCTGCTGCGGAAAGAAAATCATCGGCATCAAAACCAAGGACGGGGAAAAGATAACTGCTGAGCAGGCAGCGGAACGAAGCAAGGCAAAATATGGCCGTATACTCTGCGTGGAATGCGCAAAGAAACAGCCGAAAGAAGATGGAGGAATGTCTCATGCTTAACATCGTGGCATTGATGGGCCGTCTGGTCTACGACCCGGAGCTCAAGACCACCCAGAACGGCACCAACGTGTGCAGCTTCCGCATCGCGGTTGACCGCAGCTTTGCCCGGCAGGGCGAAGAGCGCAAGGCCGATTTTATCGACGTCACCGCGTGGCGGCAGACCGCCGAGTTCGTCTCCAAGTATTTCCAGAAGGGCAGCATGATCGCCATCGAAGGCAGCTTGCAGACCCGTCAGTATCAGGACAAGAACGGCAACAACCGCACAGCTACCGAGGTTCTTGCGTCGCAGGTGAGCTTTTGCGGCGGAAAGGCCGCAGAGAAGCCCGCTGTGCGCGGTTTCGACCCGCAGACGGGAAAACAAGGGCGCGCAGCAAACGCCGCCCCCCGCGGGTCGCACACA